TTAGTTTTATAATATTTGTGTTTTTGTTGTACTATATAATCTCTTTTTTCTTTATTACGGTTTCTATCATATTCTTTTCTTCGTGCTTTAATGCTTTCTATTTTATTATATTCTTGTTTTGTTCTACTTGGTATTTGTTGATTTAACAATAATTCATTATTTATTTTTTCAATATATTTTCTTTCTATCTTTCCTAATTCTAGTTTAGTATTACAAGGCACATAATTAATGAATATCATATCAAAATTATCCCAACCATTATTTTGACGAATAAATTTATATAAATTTAAATTATATTGTTTACTATTTTCATTATAACAATTAGATTTATGACGACTTTTTCGATTCTTAAAATTAGTTGTGCTTCCTATATATACATTTTTAATATTTGTATCTTTACAAACTATTTTATAAATTAATGATTTACTATAATCTAATTTTGGGACTATTTGAGACATTATATATAAATATAATTTGAATTTTTAAGTAATTTATATGTATAAAAAAAAATCACAAAATTTATTCATCTCCTTTTATTTCATTTTGATTTTCAATTAATATTAGTTTTTTTTCTTCTTTTATTTTTAATAATTCTTTATCTAAAGTTGATAGGTTTTTATCTCTTTCTTTTTCTTCTAAATATGCTTGTTTGTCCATATTTTGTACGGTTTGGTAATAAATTTTCTTTACTAATATATTTGTCATTATTTCAGGGTATTTACCATAGTCGCGTTCAACTAACTCATTCACAAAACGAATCAGACTTATTTTATCACTATCTTCTATATAACCATCATCGATTTCACTATAATTTTCTTCTTCAAAATCTTTATATTTATCGAATAATTCCTGTCTATAATCACGTGTTTGGTCTGTCGGTTCTATATTACAAAAATCATTTGGAGTGCTTTCCATTATATTATATACATAGATTTTATTTTAAATAGAATTACGAAATTAATAATATTTTTTCTAAAATGAACGTTCAACAAGTCCATTTGGATTCATGATCCACACTGTGTCATATAAACAGAACGTAGTAACTTGTCCTGCGACTGCGTTTGCGTCGAAATTGACTTCTAATGTGCTTGGGGCTCCTGAACCAGCAGTGTTAAGACCTACATTTACTAATCTATCGTCAGTATAGCGTTTTAAGTTAATTGCAAGAACACCAGCACCGGAAGTACCAGGAGCATCACCGGTTTGATTTGCTATGAATGCGGATCTATCTACTTGTGTGTTTTTGGCATGCATTTTACCGTGTTTTGCGAATGTCTTGACTGCTTCAATATAAGCACGACTTAAATTAAATCCTGTTGTGTCACTTTCAACTGAACCTATCTCGATTGCATCCTGTGGATATTGAACTGATCCAATCCTGTACAAGAATTCTAAACAGCCTACGATAGTAGAATTAGAAATAGATGCTTTTTCTTTGTTATTTAAATTAGTGTTATTTCTGATTACAGAAACCATGCCATTTAACGATTTGTATGAAGCGTTCAATTGGAATGTGCGACGAGCTGCTCCTGCGGCTGTCGTATTAACAACAGTGCTTACACTTTGCCCAATCCACATCGTAGGAGAAGAAGATATTTGGCGAGTATAGGCCCCCATTACGTTCTCATCTAAAATTTGGAAGACAGGGGCATACCAGCGAACCTGCGAGACTTTGTAATTAATGTTAGTAGAACCATTAGCAGTATTGATTAAAGCGTCAGTAGCACTTGCTAATGTAAGCATAATAGTAAACTGGGGAAGACCCATAGGTAAAGCTTTATCATAGTAACCGCTAAGGAAACCTGCTTTAAGTTTAACAGCGACTATTGTATGGTCGGGGATTCCGGCCGTGCTTCTGCCTAATCTCGCACCTTTGGGGTCATAGACTAATGCAGGAGCATGACCACCACTAACTATTTGATTATAAGTAGAATCTGATAAATCAGCATTATAGCGAGAGTCAAGAAGAGCATATGTGTTATAGTTATCAATAGTTTCAACTTTACCACTCGAACCTTGAACCTGAATTTCTACTTTATCTATTAAACAACTTAAATCTCCTTCTAAATGAGCTTCACCAGCGGTGGCGTGTTCCGATTCAACTCGCATAAATAAATATGATTCAGCAGAAGATATGAAACCGTCGGCAGAGCAGGGGATAAGAATTTGGTTGTTTGAATTAGCAGAATATTCACTTGAAGTAGCATCGAATCTTGATAGACGAGTGCGAGATGGTATAGCATCTGCTCCTGTAACAGCATATCGCATAGAAAGTGGTAGGCTTGATTCCATTTTTATATAATTTTAATTAAGATTTTAATTTTGAATTTTTAATCTTATAACTTATTATATATTATGAAAATAATTGAGAATGAAAAACTATCACATATTCCATTAATAAGTCAAAATGTCGATAATGCTTCTAATTGTGCCTATAAAGTAAATAAACCATTAGAAGCTATGAATAGTTTTTCTTATATAGTTGGAAGTGCTGGGAGTGGGAAGACAAGTCTATTTCTTGCTATGTTAGCAAGCCACCCGACAAAGAAGAACCCTACACAACCCCGTTGGTACTATAAGTACTTCGACAAAATATATTTATGTTCTAATTCTTTACAAAGTTTGCCTTTAAATAAATTAAATCTTAATGAAGAAAGGATACATAATAAATATAGTGATGAAATATTAAATTCTATTATAGAAACAGAAAAAGAAGATCAAGATAATAATAACTGTTTATTGGTATTAGATGATTGTATAAAATCTTTGAAGAGAAATAGTGATGAACTATGCAAAGTTATATTAAATCGTCGGCACTGTCTTACGAATCCTGACGGTACTGGGTGTGCTGGATTGTCTATATGGATTTTAAGTCAACGTTATATTGAATTACCATTAACGTTTAGATGTAATACAAGTGCTATATACTTATTTAGAACTGATAATAAAAAAGAATTGGACAGCATTAAAGACGAATTAATGGGCGACCTTACGAAAGAACAGCAGAATGAAATATTGAAGATAGCATGGAAAGATAAATTTAGTTTCTTATTAATAATGAATAATAAACCGACTAATGAGCGTTATTTTCAAAGATTTAATCCTATTATAATTAATGAAGAAACAGATAATATTAGTGTTGAGAAAGATTAATACATTTTTTGATATTACTTTTTTCTAAAAAGTATTTTTCCAAAAAGTATATTATTTCTTTTTCTTCAAATGGACTTTATCTATTTGATATGCTTTTGATGAAGGATTTACTGCGGCGTACAAGCGTGCATATGCCCACTGCTGGGGACTCTTAACAGTTTTTCTTACCGATTGGGGGTTATTATTATAAGCTGCTTCACCCTTTTCAAATATAGTTTTTAGACCTTTATATTCATAACCAGTTATATCTGCTATTTCTTTTATTGAATGTGGTTCATTTAATTTAAACCCATATTTCTTGTTAAATTTTTGCTTATAGGTGACCATAATATAATTTATACATATATTTTTTTCAAAATTATTTATACATATATATATATATATAGATTAAAGTATTTAAAAAATATCTTATATATATATATAGAGATGCCTGCACCACGTAAATATGAATATGAGACAGAAGAAGAACGTATGCTGATTAGAAAAAATATAGACAAACAAAAACATTTTGTCCGGTACTGGAAACAGCATTATAAATTGAATATTAATATTGATGATATTGAAATGATTAAACAATATAAAACCCATATCAAAGGAATACTTCCAATTCTCGATTTTGTTAAGAGATTACAACTAATAGAATAAATAAACTTTTTAGAAAAAAGTTTTATCAAAAATTATATAAAAACGTTTAATTAGTTTATTATTTCGTTTTATATTTTTTTTTTTTATATTAGTATAATTATATGGATAATAAAATATTCACAAAGGATTACACGTATGGAAAAACATCTGAAAATGTAGAATTAGAGTTATTTAAAAAATATTTTGATGATGATACGTTAGAATTAAATAAAGATAAATATGCTTCATTCGATTATGTTGGTGAAGTTGTTAATGTCGAATTGAAAACAAGAAGAATATCGTATAATCAATCAATAAAATACGGTGATTTAATATTTTCATATTCTAAATATAAGAAATGGTTACTTAATAAAAAGACTTCTTATATAGTATGGAAACTGTTAGATAAAATATGTTATTGGAAAGTACATGAAATTAGTGATAACTGGATCACTACAAATGCATTTAGAAACGACGGGAATGAAAATAACAGTCACATAATACATATTCCTATGGATTTTATAAAAACATTCTGATAATCAGAGAAAAATAATTTATGGTAAGCAAAACCACTTTTTTCAAAAATATATTTCAAAAAATTTTTATTTTATTTTTTTTTATAAATTTTTTTTCAAATCAATAAAAAAAAAGTGATTTCCTTACCATAAATCAACCACACTAATAATACTCTATTAGGGTTCTTACTAAAAAACGCTCTTTCTAGACTATTGAGAGAAGACCTTATTAGTAGATTTACTAACAAATTATATTTACTATTAGATTGTTAATACTTATTAAGTAAATTCTTTATCTTTAACTTTTTAGAAAATAATTTATACATTATTTATTTATTTTATTTATAGATAAAAAGCATTTAAAAAAATCTCACTAATATATATATATAATGACAACCACGAAAAATTATAATTCTAATAATATGAATTTGACTTTTACTGAAAACTATAATTTAGATAAAATTAAGTTTTTATTTAATTTATCTTTTAAATCTTTTGATGAATACTTTAATTTAGAAAGAGATTCAGAAAAACATATAAAATATTCAGTCCAAGATAAAAAAAATTATCATAATCAAATTAGTAAATTTTTAAATGAGTTATTAATTAATTCTAATGATGATAATAATATTTGTTCTGTAATTAAAAAATATAAAATTACGAGTGGTCGTTGTTATGTAAAAGGCTTTGGTATTCAAAAATTTCAAAGGGAAGTTAGAGATTTTATATTATATAATGAAGATTGTTATGATTTAGATATTATTAATGCGATTCCTTCAATATTATTATATTTCTGTGATTTACATTCTATTAATACACCACAATTAAAAATTTATGTAGAAAATAGAGACAATATATTAAGTGAATATGGTTTATCTAAACATGATATTATAATCAATTTAAATCAAGACATTCCTAAAACAAAAAATAATTTTATGAAATTATTAAATGATGATTTTTTAAAAGTTAAAAATTTTATTAAAAATAATAAAGATTTTAATAAATATAATTCTAATGATGATTCATTAAATCCATTATCAAGTAAATTAAGTAAAATATTATATGAATATGAAACAGAAATAATACAAAAAGTAATAAATATATTACCAAAAGACAATATTAATGCATTAACTTTCGACGGTTTTATATATAACGGTTTAAATATAGATGAAGTTTTAATAAATATTAATTCAATAGTAAGTGAATATAAATATATAAAATTTATAGTAAAAAAATTTCAACCATTTAATACTGTTTTAGATGAATTAGAAAACTTTATAGAATTGGGAGCTGAATGTAAACATTATTCAACTAAAAAAATAGAATTTGAAAAACGCTTTAATTATTGTACTGATACTGGTACATATTTAGAAAAGGTTGATGGTGAATGGAAAGACAGGGATAAGGAGCAGTTTAGAATGAACTGTGCTACTATAAGACATAATGAAATAGATAGTTATGGTAAATTAAAAGAAGTCGATACATATTCAGTATGGAAGATAGATTCTAATCGATTAATAATCGATAAAATTGTATTTGAACCATATAATATTTATAATAATTTACAAAAAGAAGCATTTGAAAAGAAATATGAAAATAAAAGAATTATTAATAAATTTACTGGTTTTGATGCTAAAAAAATCGATTTAACAGAAGACAATTTAAAAAAATCACAAATTTTCTGGGATTATTTATACACCACTATTAGTTATAAAAATAAAGATATATTCGAGCATCTAAAAAAATTTTTAGCACATATAGTACAAAAACCAGCTGAACTGGCGGAAGTTATTAATGTGTTTAAATCATTAGAAGGTGCTGGTAAAGATACTCTAATTTTAATACTAACAAAAATATTAGGTGAAAAATATATATACTCAACAGAAGATCAGAGTGAAATATTTGGAAATTTTAATGAAGTCATGGAAAATAAATTAATCGTCGTTTTTAATGAAGCAGAAGGTAAAGCTGGTAATTCAAATAAAGAAAAAATAAAAGGATTATCTACAAAGAAGAAATCAACTATTAAAAAGAAATTTATGAATGCAACTATTCTTGATAATTATATTAGAATATTCTTTTTTAGTAATAATGCTAATCCTGTATCGTTATCATCTGATAGTCGTAGATTTTGTATAATAAACAACAATTACGCACAAATTGGAGATAAAAGTTATTTTGATAACATTTATAATAATGTTTTAAATAATGATGATATAATTAATACTATATTTACTGAATTATTAGATGTAGACTTATCTAATTGGTCACCACGATTCAATAAACCGGTTACATCAGAAGAAGTTAAAATGAAACAACATTCATATAATCTTTTACATTATTGGTTATTTACTATACTTGATAAATTTGAAAATAATGGATTTGTTAATTATAAGAATAATTATATCATTCAATCTACTAATTTATTAAACAATTTTATTAGATATTTAAAAGATGAAGGCTTTGATAAAAACACAATTATTAAAAATTATAAAAATACTAAAAGAATTAGTAATGAATTGTTAAATGATAAATTAGAAGGAGTAACAATTAAAAGTGTAAATCAAAATGGTAAGTCAAGAAAATATTATCATTTTGATATGGAATTATTTATACCAAAAATTAAAATGGTTTTTAAAAATCATAAAGTAGAATGTTCAGATGATTTAGAATTTGAAAACTTTATAAATAATATGTCTAATGAAAATTTAATCCTTACTGATAGTGATGATGATACTGATAGTGATAGTGATTAATACTTATTAACAATCTATTAGTAAATAATATTTATTAGTAAAGTTATTTATACACTCTTCTCTCAATAGTCTAGTAAGTCCGTTTTTTAGTGAGACTACTAATAGACTATTAGAAGTGTGATTGATTTATGGTAAGCAAATCACTTTTTTTTTACTCATTTGAAAAAAAATTTTTATTTTTTATTTTTTTTAAAAATTTTTAAAATCTATTTTTCAAAAATGTTGTTTTCCTTACCATAAATTTTTCTCTTATATTCAACCTGCGATAAAATAACCTACTAAATAAATTAATAACTAAAATTATATTTGTAATCAAAAAACCACAAAATTAATAAGATAATTAACATATTTAAATATTTTTTTCTAATATATATTATAATGGTAAAACAAGAAATCGTACAAGAAATCGTAGAAGTTGTTGAATCTGATAGTGATGCTACTATTGAACCGGAAGAAGAAGTTGTTAAAGAAGCAGACCCAGTAGAACCAGTAGAACCTGTTAAGAAAGTTGTTAAGAAAAAGCAGGTGGGACGACCACCGAAACCGCTAGAAGAAAAATTAGCAAAACAGGTTATAGTAAAAGAGAAAATAATTTATATGGTACAAAATGAAAAAGGTGACTATGAGAAAGTAAAGAATACTAAAATGACTGCACGTGACTTAAAGAAAATTGATTTACAAAAAGAAAAAGAAAAGAAAGAACTTGAATTAGGTAAAAAATTATTGACTAAAAAAAATGGAAAATTAGATGTAAGAAGTAGTATGAAAAGAACACCAGCACAGATAGAAGCAACTCGTAAGATGGTTGAAGCAAACAAATTACGTAGAGCTGAAAAAAGTAAAGCAACTAAAAAGGAAAATAAAGAGATTGTAAAGGAGAGCGTAAAGGAGAGCGTTAAAGAAGTTCTTGCCGAGCCCTTTTATGAACCAGCGAAACCAGTAGACCCATATGCTAACATGATATTTTAAATTAAATCATATATTAAAATTCATTTTTTTTTATATATAAAATTATATGTATAATTCATTAAACGGATTATGTGATTTAGTTGATACAATTGAAGATGAACAAAAGAAGGAACGATCTAAACCGTCAGTAGAGAGAAAAGGCTTTCCAAGTGAAAAGAAATATAATGAATATGTAAAGGATTTATATAAATCAAAAAAATATAAAAGTATCAATAACAAGAAAAAAAATAAATAAAAATATATTAATATAGTATATATATATGAGAAATCTTACTAATACGGGGATTGAAGTAATAGTAAATAATTTATCTGGGGGAAATGCTATTGAAGTACTAAATAACAGTATAAATGTAGATATAAATAAACAACCAATTACAAGTACTACATCTTCTAATGATCAATACTTACTTCAAGATGGAAATGGAAATTTGAAGAAAATTTTATACAGCGATTTAATAGGGAGTAGTGGTAGTGGATTAACTGCTGGTTCGGGATTATCTATTATAGCAGGAACTATTAATTTAGATATAAGTAAAGAAACAGCAGTATCTTCAAGTGTAGATACGGATATATATGTATTAGAACAAGCAGACGGAAGCATTAAAAAGATTACAAGAGCAAATCTATTAACAGGGTTTATTAATACTAACTGGACGTTAAATAGTGGTGTATTATATCCATTAGCAACCGCCACTAATGTAGCAATAGGAACAACTACTATGAATGGTTCAGAAAAATTACGAATTAATGGTAATAGTGAATTTGACGGTAAAATAACTATAAATGGTTCAAACGTATTAGAAGCAACTGCGTTAAGTGGTTCTTATAATTTTAATATACAAAACACTAATTTTACTAATAACGGCACATTAAATCTCATGGGAGTAAACAGTGTAGGATCCACAAACCTATTAACCATTATAAACGATTCAACCCTTCCAAAAATGAATTTTCCAAGTGGAATATGGACTAATGGAAATGCTACAAATATTACAGAAACAGAATTATTTTATTTAGACGGTGTAAGTAGTAATATACAAACTCAATTAAATTCTTTATCTTCAAGTGTTTCAACAAACAGTACCAATATAAGCACAAATCAAAATAACATTACTTCATTAACAAGTTCAGTCAGCACTAATAGTAGCGATATTAGCAGTCTTCAAGCACAACAAACCAGCAATACAAATGCTATTAATGTTAATACTGGGAATATCAGCACAAATACAGGAGCCATCAGTTCTTTACAAGGACAGCAAAATTCGAACACACTTCAAATTAGCACAAATAGCACAGCGATTAATGATATAAAAACTAAATACGATTTTACTGGTAGTGTTTCAAATGGAAAACTTCTAATAGGTAATTCTTCAAATTACAGTGTGGGTGAATTATTAAGTAGTGATAATAGTGTTACTATAACTGCAAGTGCTGGTGGTATTGATTTAGTTGTGCCTTCTTCTTCAAGTCTGAATGCAGGGGTAGCCATAGCAATTAATACTTCAAATATAGATTTAGATATAAATAAACCTAATGTTTTTAGTTCACCAGTTTCAGCAGATTTATTATTAATGTATGATACTACAAATTCTTTAACAAAAAAA